GTTCCGAATTAATGAATTAATAATTATTTCAAGCGACGTTATGGCTAATGAACGGGTATTTCAAAAACCTTGTTGAGTAAACAACTTCCGATATAAGTATAAGAATTTCTTACATCTCCCCCGATATAGGAGGAGTTCTTAAATTCTCATCGCCTACCATTTAAATGAATAGACGCCACTTAGCTACCAATTAAGGTACCTATATCGGGGTTTGATGCGATTATATACTGAAGATATATAATGGCATACCTAGCTTTTAACCTAGGATTTGGTTTTGCAACCTCCCTTGTCGGGATTCGCAGGGTGTGCAACCGCCTTTGACAGGCTTCGCACGGGTGTGCAACCGCCTTTGACAGGCTTCGCACTGACATGAACCGCCTTTTACAGGCTTCTATGTCAAAAGAGGAGGAACTACATCCCACTTCTTTGGTTTAAGGACTGGTGGTCCAACCATAAGAAAGAAAGATAAGTCATCTCCTCCACTCTCAAGGCCGATTACTGAATTCGTTTGGGTAAACGTAGACGAGTTTTCAACATTGAGTTGCACAGCAGTATGTGGTTGTGTTTGAGTTTGTCTTGTACTAACAGTATGCAAAGGTTTTGCAATAAACTTAGAATAGTACGGTACATTGACCTCTAACGCACCCACGTCCTTGCCACTCTGAAAAAGAGCCACTTCATCCGAATTATCTGTCACCAAAGGAGACAGGGCATTCGTTAATGCGGCAGTAATAAAGAGAAACTGGGATTTTGGAATGATCTTTGAACGATAACTTCCATAATACATCCTATATAGATGAGCAATAGTGCCCATCCACGTATGGGGCATATTGTAGGTAATATCAGTGTTCGATGGTCTTGTTCCAAATTCATCTCCAGTTATAAAAGGCAAGGGACTGATTATGCCGGTGAAATCTTCGCTTGCGCGAAAAGACACCATGTTCCTTTTCAACAGTTGCCGTAAACTTGTAAAGTATTCACCGACGGTATAGGGTTTGACTTCTATATTACGGTGTTGGCACATGTCGATGGAACCTTGGGCGACGTTTCCTTTGTCATTCCAGTACTGTCTACTTTTTGCTGCTGGTGGTGGATCCGGTGGGGGTTCCACATAGCCAGGCGTGCAATGTAGTGTAGGACGGGCCAGTTCGAAATCAGCTCCAGCTGAGTAGAATATTCCATAATCTATATTACTAGAAATGTTGGGAGGACTTTGCAGTTTATTAACTACATAGATCCCAACAGAACCATTAGTACAGATAGGAGGTACTACAAAGTTGTCACCAAGAACTCGAACTGTTTCCTTCCATGGTTGAGTACTCAAATAGAAAACTTCGAACACCAAGTCTTCACAGTCTTTCTCTGTTTGGTTGGTTATATCATACAAAATGGAGTAGTTTGTAGTCATCTCATCCGTAAAGTCATCAGGTATTTCATCTGATGCTAAATTCGGAAAATGGACAACTAATATTCTTCCATTATGATATTGAGTTTTGTAGAACTCAATTTTGTACTTTATTGAACCACGCCAAAACGAAGCAAGAGAGGCTGCGAAACCCAAACTTCCCACAAACATTTCGCCACTGTCAAGTAGGCCAAATGCGTGTTCCGTAATGGGACAGACATTGAAAGCTCCAATTCTGGTACCTGGTACATCACTATCCAACCAAGGATAGCGTTGCATCATGTTCCATTTTGTTGTTAGAGCATTTAAATGCATCTCATCTTCGTGCTGATCGCCCGCAACTACTGAATTATCTTGTATAAGAGCCAGTGTAGTTGAAGTGTCTTTGCCTTCAGAATGCATGAAATTCGCGTTTGGTTTATGAATATGTTGAACAGGCATTGTTAAATCAGTTGGTTTAGACCAACCAAAATATGCCGCTACCATATTTAACCCGCGGAAAAACCATCCAATTCCTGCAGCAAAGTCTCCAATTACTGGTACACCTGATAATGATGAAGCAATTGTAGACATTCCAGCTGAAATTTGAGTAACAGGACCAGTAGTCTCACCTTCTTTGGTATCTCTAAGAGATACACCCGGAGTGACGCCTGATGATCCAGTTGCATTTTTCGTTGTCTTGTTGTGCTTCTTGACTGTCTTTGAATTAAGTCTTGATCTACCTTGAGCCACATTTCCGGAGAAACTGGCCAGAGCGGGCCCGCTAACGGGTACTCTCCACTTAGGGTTGATCATACGACCAAAAACTGAGACTGTGCAATTTGCACCAGTGAAACCTTCCTTGTACTTTGAAAGTACGAACACTTCCACCTTTCCAATTCTGAGATCGATCTGATCTTTCTTGTACAGATCCAAATACTCTGTCCAAAATGTATACGGTATTCTGAGAGTAGCACTATGTGCTTTTCCCAAGTTAAGTATGACATGAGGATAAGTAGTCAGGGCTGAGAACCATCTGTTGGAATGATGTAAGGCATCGACTTCTGCGGCCAAGGGATTCCAGATCATGATAAGAGCTCCTTGTGCAAATGGCGTAGCATTTGCTTTTAGCTCAATTTCAAAATCACTCTGGAGGTATCTAAAGTTTCCCAATTTATTTCGTAGAAACGGACTTGTATCAAGTAACTTTTCTGGTAACCAGGTCTCCGACACAGGCACTTGCTGA